ATTTGGCCATCATTTCTCCGGACGCAAAAATTGAGTCCAGGTCGTCGTCGCTTCTGATGAGTACGCAAGAACTAAACTGTTTGGTGGGAGTACCAAGGCCAGCAAGTACAGGAGTAGCAAGAGTAAACAAACCGTCACTAGCCGCGTTGTAGTATTCTTTAATATAGCGCATACGAGCACTGTTAGGTTCTTCTTTGTGAAACACAGTAGCTGCTGCAACCATGTATCTGATTTGCGGAGTTTCATATAGTTCCTTGGTACTACGATTCTTGACAAGATATTTTTCAATCAATTGCTCTATGGCTGCATAGCTGTACTGTTCATCTTTGACATGATCAATCATGTCATTCATACGATTCCACTCAGCTTCGTCGTACCATTCCAGCAGTTCAGGAGTGTACAGGCCTGTGGCCACGTTCTTCTTCACAATTTCATACAAGTGAGGAGGCTCGTAGCTGCCGTAAACGTCTTTGCGCAACATACTGAGACGCTGTTTGCCTGCTACATACTGGTAATTGGTGTGCCCCACATCTGGGTTGGACTCTACATCAATGAGATCCACAATGGCACGTAGAGTAATCTCGTCAATTTCTTTGGTAGTAATACCATCATAAAAATGTAGTTGTGCTTTGATTTCTACCATGCTCTGACTGACATCTGCAATTCCCTTGCAGATCTTGGCAATTTGAGTTTGCCACTTTTCCAACGCCAACGGCTCGCGACTGCCGTCACGCTTGACCACTGTAATCTGTTTCATTTTATCCTTACTGAATTTGTTGTAATATTTCTTGCTGACTAATACGGCGGCGCAAGTTTTTTGTGCCTGGGTTGATATTTAACAGAGTTCCACCGGACCAATTCAATATATATTTCCCTGAAGCAACCTGGACTAAATTGTCGCCTTCGGCTTCAAACAATACCGCATCTTGAGTATCTTTTCGATCAAGCATTGCTATAGTATACATGATTCCCAAGCCACGAGCAAGAGAACAATACAGATTATCATCCAATAATTGCCAAGGATCTGGCCAAGTGGGTCGATCGTCCCAGTGCAAGTGATACGGGCACCAAGGGGTTTGTTGCCACCATGTGTCGATGGCGGTCAATGCAACAGGTAACTCTGCAGTAGTGCACTGTTCTCGCAACACTGCCCAGGCCTGCAACCGGTCAGAAAAAGTTCGGGGCCACATTAAGCAAAGTGTGTGATAGTATAGTAAATAGTTCCGTCAAAAGTAGTCGATGTAGCTGTGTATCGAACAGTTACTGCATCGCTAACCTGTGTCACGCTCAGTGTGATACCTGTAGAATTGTTTTCGCTGTAGTCGTCGGTGTAGTTCAATGTGTACCCTCCGGCTGATTGCACACTGAGTACTCCAGTACGCAGTGAAATCAATGGGGCAGACCCTGGGCGTTTGATAGTGTAGTTTACGGAAAAACTAGAAAATCCACCCAAAGACACTGACTCTGACACGTCAATTGTAAACAAAGGCTCAGCAGTCGCTGCATCTTCCAGTACCTCTTGTTGCCCTGCATCTTGAACATAGCTGCCAAGTTGAAGCTTGCTGGAACCTGAGTATCCTGTGGATTGCGGAATAACTCCAGTGGCAACATTGTAGATCTGTATTCTAGGCTGTGTCAGTGCCTGAGTGTCAGTGCGCTGAAACAGATCACCTATGCTGAGATTGCTGTCAGCATTGATGTTGATGATAGGAGTTTGAGGCAACGCCGTACCAAAAAAGTGATTGCCTACATCATAGAATGTGTTGTATGCACTGGCGTTGAGACTGCAATTTTCCATCACAATGCCTTCGGCAAAGATGTTGTCAAATTCGTTGTGTACAATTCTCACGCCAGTTGGGCCGCCATTGACCACAGTGGTATCACCAAGATACACACCTTGATACAGCGTATCCATCCATCCATTGCTGATGGTCACACCTTTGACCAGTTGATCAGTGCTGACAGCATATGTGGCACCAATAAATTTGCACTTGTCCAGTGTAATTTGAGTAGGCGGTACTTGTGCAGTACCGTTGAATACCACACAGCTAAAATTGTCAATATCAGTGTCCAAGTCTTGTTCGGTCAGAGGACCCACAAAGTTCACACTGTCAAAATAACACTGTTGTACACGTTCTAGATTGCAGATCTGATGACTGCCTACTTCAGTGGTCTGGAATGTCATGCCAGAAATTTCCACATTGCGCGGAGACACAGCGTTGCCTTGACCAATGTTGACACCGGTTTGCTGCAGGCTGTCTGCAGTTTCTACTACATAGGTTGGCAGTGTGGTTGGATCCCAATAAGCAGTGTTGGAGATAAGAATGCCTGTGGGCGGAACTGTTGCTACTGATCGATAGTAGTTGAATATCCCTGGAGTCGCAGATTCTACCTTGACAAGGACGCCTTCTGCATAGCCGGTGTTGGCTGCCCATATTTGTACTTCAAACAAAAAGATTGTGCTGTCAGCGCCTTCTCCGTAGAGCTTGGCGTATGGCGGTACCTTGATAGTATCTGTGATGATATATGTGCCAGCCGGGAAAAACAAGCTACGGCGAATTTGTGTGTTAGACTGCACACAGTACAACTGAAAAAGTGCTCGGTTAATGGCTGCTGTTACGTCAGTGTCGCCGTCACCTACTGCGCCAAACACTGTGGACACTGCATAGCTGTCCAATCTGCTTTGAATACTTTGACTTATAGGGTCGCCGGTTGTGGGACCAGTTTGAGCATCATAGCCTGCTGCCTGACCTTGATATGTGTAGGCGCTGGCCAACGACAGCACGTCAGTGAATTCTGTCAGAATCTCAGTGTTGCCAACTACAGGAGCACCTTCGGCCACTTCGCCATTGCCGATAAACAGTCTTCGTTGATCTAGTGCCCACCCAAATTCAGCGCCAGCCAGCGGTTGGGGTAAATCGTCAAGTAGACCTTGACGTTGGGTTATTCTTGATATTTGTACAATTGCCACAGTGTGATTCCTTACTAGGTATCACATATTTAGCGTGTCAAATAGTATAACTCAACTCGTTTCATCCATTCGTCGGCCCAGTACGCAAACTCGTTGCCTTCGATCACAAACTCCAGGTATTCAGGAGTAGAGTAAGTACCATCGGCCTGCAGTTTTGGCTGCACAGCCATCAATACAACACCAGTGTTGATATTAGTGCTGTGCATTTCGTTGTGTGCTGCTGCATAGGCTGCAAGTTGCAGGAAATAGTCCCCGATGTATTCGCGCTTTTTTACCTTGTTGCTTTGCTTGAAATCCATAATAGCAGGCTGGCCTTTCCAGGTGCCAATCAAGTCGGTGGTGCCTGCATACAGACCCGAATAGTACAGTGGAACTTCCGTACCCCAAAACTCATCTACATGTTGTAGTCCTTTGAGTATGACCTCTGCTGCCATAAACCAGCTGGGATGTGCATAAGGATTGCCGGGCAGTGGTTTTAGATCCGTGGTCAACACATACTGCTCAAGATAGGCATGCATGCGTGTGCCGCGGTTGGCAGCTTCTGTGGTGATTTCTTGGGCACGTTTTTCTCCCACTGCACGTTTCCAGTTGGCCAAGGCTTCTCGAGCTTCAGCGGGCTTGGTTCGATCTAGAATAGTTGTAACACTGGGCACCTTGCTGCCATCAGGCAAACAGTAGTGTCGTTTGCCGTCAATGGTTTCACGGTTCAGTGGTGTGTAGTTGTATCTTTGTGTGATCATTAAACTCTAAAACTTTCGCCGCAACCACATCGGTCACGTTCATTGGGGTTGCTGAATTCAAAGCCTTCGTTAAGGCCTTGACGTACATAATCTACCGTCATGTTTCTAAGATAGATGTCGTCTTTGATTCCAACCAAAACAACAAAGCCATCTTGTGCATAGTTTGTAACACCGACTTCTGATGTGTATTCTTTAACGTATTCTAACACATAAGCAAGACCTGAGCAACCTGTAGTTTTAACGCCAAGCCGAATGCCAGCATAACCTTTGGCTGTGACTAGTTTTTGGATTTTGTTTCTTGCTATATCAGTGAACGAGATCATGTTTCTTGCGATAGTCTTCTACAGCCGCTTTGATGGCGTCTTCGGCAAGAATTGAGCAATGTATCTTTACTGGGGGTAAGGCCAGTTCTTCAGCAATGTCGGAGTTTTTGATTTCTCCGGCTTGGTCGATGTGCATACCTTTGACCCACTCTGTAATGAGGCTCGAGCTCGCAATAGCCGATCCGCAGCCATACGTTTTAAATTTTGCATCTGTAATAATACCTGTATCATGATCTACCTTTATCTGTAATTTCATAACGTCGCCGCAAGCAGGTGCGCCAACCATACCAGTACCAATATCAGTATCACTCTTGTCAAAAGATCCGACATTCCTGGGATTTTCATAGTGGTCTACAACTTTGTTTGAATATGCCATATTATTGTGTACAGGTTCTTTCGCGGTAAACATTACCTTCGGGGGTTACAATCTCTTTCCACACAGTACAGTTGACCTGTGGAGTAAAAACTGTTGGTGGGTATTGATGAACAATTATTGTGTCTGGCTGCGGGGGTCTATTGGCAATAACAGCACCTACTACGCCGCCAATGATCAACGGTGCGACCCAGTTGTTATGACCATAATGCCCGTGGTGTCTGACTGGGCCATGATACCTGTGTCCATGATGCCAATGTTGTGCTAGTGCTGGCACAGTGACCATTGACAATGCTAGTGAAATTAAGATCTTTTTCATAGTGATCTCCTTTAAGTTATTATACTATATATAACGCCTAAAGTCAACCAAATGTTGACAGTTTTGATTAAAGGCCTCGGTCTTTGCGAGCAGCAGATTTGGCGGCTTTGGCCACAATGTCTTGTGCCTTGTTCACTGGCATCTGAGTGGGGCCGATGTTGGCACCTTTGAATGTGATCATGTTTGAATTAGGATCAAATGGCTCCAGCACATTGTTCAATGGCGGACGATCGATTATGCCGGGCAAGTTGGCTGCGTTGACGTTGATGCCTAAATTGTTGGCCATTTGAACAAACGCATCTTTGCTGATTTGTTTGGTAGCATTGGTATCGTCGGCTCGTCCAGCTAGGAATTCCACCAGTCCCAGCAGTTTGTCTGGGCTTGGTGTCATTGACGAATCAACTTCGAGAATTCGCATTATCTACGTGCACGACCCAGTGCTTGACCACCAGTTGGTTCTTCGTTGTCTAAGTCGTCAACAGCATCAGCGGCCATAGCATCTAGATCGGCGCCGGCATCGGCACCTAGTTCAGCACCAAGATCTGCACCTGCTTCAGCGCCAGCTTGGGCACCTAGTTCGGCACCAAGATCAGCGGCAGCGCCAGTAGATTGTCCAGTTACTACACCAAGTGCAGCGTCCATCTGCTGTTTGGCTTGTTGTAGATTCTGCATCAGCCCGCTGAGAGCAGCACTGGCGTCAGCATTGAATTGTTGAGCTTGGTCAATGCCCACTTGATTCTTGATTGAATCAACCAAAGCAGGCAATTCTTTGAATTGCAGTTCGCTGACATCTTCCAGCATGGCTTGCATTTTGTCTACCATGTCTTGAGCAGCCAACACGACCTGAGCTTGTTGAACTTCGCTTTCTTTCAACATCTTGTAGGCACGGGCCAACTTGTTTTCAGTTTTCATGAGTGCAGCGCCAGCAACCATTTTCTGTTCATCGGGTGTGAGGCTTTGACCTTTGGTGGCCTTGGTCAGTGCAGCTTTGAGTTTGGGGTCCTTGGTGGCGCTGATGGTAGCAGTGGCCATTGCTTGTTGAGCTTTTTGTTGCTCAGGTGTTCCAGCAGGTTGCACAGGAGCCATTTCTGACAGACGTGCGCTCAATGCTTGCTCAACCATTACCAGTTTAAGATAACCAGGATTGCGCTCGCTTTGATGACGATTGGTGCTGGAACGATGTTCACCAATGACTTGACGTACTCGGCGCAGCATAGAATTAGTTTGGGCAGCAGTGAGTTGGCTGACATCAAACTTTGCCCCAAAGTAACTTTCAAATACTTTGGAAATTTGTTGTGTGGGTTTAGCCGCGGCTAGGTCTTGCAGTTTCATTTGAGAATCCTCTAAGTTGTAGATATTTAGCCGAATTAATACATTTTTCAAGTTCGGCTTTTACTGAATTATAGTAACGAATTTTGGGTTCTAGCTTGGTTTCAATCAGTTCAGTGATGCTGCTGTGTTTGCTCATTTCACCTACCTGGCGCCTGATAGATATGTCTGCAGACAACTGAGACTTTTTTGAATCTAGTGTTTGTATTTCAAAGCTCAGTCGGTACTGTTTGCAGCTATCAGCTATGCACCAGCTCATGGCAGATTTTTTGCTGCCAAATGATCCAACCTGATCATTGTATTGAAACACATCAAAACCGTGATCAGCTTCTTTTATGACGTATTGCCCAAACACCAAATATCCGTCATCCAATGGAATAATTGATTGTTTCAAAGCTGCACGAGCATGACTGTGTGCAAATTTTTCTAGTTTTTGTTGTTGATTCATTTCAATACGTAGTTGATCAACAAATATGCCACGGCTGCTGTTAGAGAGCCAATAATACCAATACCCCAATTGATTAATTGGTTGTTTCTTTTTTCTATCATTTGGTGCAGTATAGAGTGTACTTCACTTACTGTGATGTTGACTTTGGAGACATCTTTGCTCAACTCGTCCAGTCTTGAGTCAATGTTGCGATACCGCTCAGCACACAATTCAACGTGTGCTTCTAGGCTTTTCTTTTCGATGTCAGTGGTTTCGGCCATGGGTTTACTCCAATGCCATATTTATGATTTCAAACCAGATGTTCTGTTCTGCACCGTGGCTTGACAGCATGGGATCCAACGAATGTTGTTCGTTGAGATCAGTCATCATGGGCACGCCTGTGCAATTTTGTTTTAGTCCTGCCAAAGGATCACTGTTGCTGTTGAGCCCAAACACATCAACAGACTCAACTGTGAATTCAAATTCCCAGTAACGGTCTACTAGCCGGGGTGTCACTATGTTGTGGGGCTGAGTTGTCAAACTCACAACCTGCAGCAGGGCTTCCCAGTTGCGTTGCTGGTTTCTGGCCTTGGTCCAGTCGCCCAAACTTTGAATGTGCTGTCCAGCACGATCGCGAAAAGGTATCTGCCCCGGCCGAAAATTGCCAGTTATTCCGGTGTACGTGCAGTCAAACAATGTTTTGCATATGATCTTCATTGTTGATATTTACACCCAAAAGAAAGCCCCGGAATAAATCCGAGGCTGTTCTGTACCTAGTTCAAAAATTAAACGTTGGTGAAAGTAGCTGCGCCAGCGACGTTGGCAGTTGGGATACCAATGTTCAAGCCGCCAGTTGCGTTGGCTGTTTGTGCAGCAGCAACCAGAGTAGCTGTGGTATAAGCGCCAGTTGGGTAGATCGCAATGTTCAACACAGTAGGTGCGCTAGGTGTAACTTGATACATAGCAATTGTACCGTTTTGCTGAATAGATTGCAACACGTTGTTCAAATAACCAGTAGCGTTAGCAACACCGGAAGCACCAAGACTGCTGTTAGCTGTCAAGCTGAAGAAGTCCAGCTTGGGACCAGCCATTTGAACTGGGCCGCCAGCAGCCACGTTGGCTGTGTTAGCGATTGTACCGTTTTGTACGTCGATGGCAAACACTGGTTGTGTTGTGCCGTTTACTTTTGTGATTTGTGCCATTTTAAGCTCCTTAATATATGGGAACAGTGTCCCTGCTTTTATTTATGAAACTGACAAAAAAACGCTCAGTTGGGGTTATTTCTGGCTCGATTTTGAGCAGCAAAAGCATTGGGATCAAAGCGATTTACTGCTTTGGCATAGCCTGCAGGCGTGGCCATTACCCAGCCTTCTTGCCCAGGATGCTGAGTGTCTGCTTGACGCAATAGGTCTGTTTTGAGTGCATGCAGCAATTCAAATGCCAAAAACGCCGCACTCAGTGCTTCCTGGTTTGTACTGGGGTTTTTGAGATATTCCACAATGTTGTTGAACTTGCGCGGTGTTACTCGCCCTTGCAGCCATTCTCCAAACTCCACAATTAACTGGTTAGCTGGTTCCAAGGGACCGCCTACCTTGGTGTTGATAAAATCCACTGCCAATCTAAACAGATCTGTGACTTGTTGAGCACGCAGTTCAGCAGGATTAAACAGCACTTTCATGTTGGCACCTTGTGATCTCACAATGGTCTTGAGCTGTTGCACTATGTTTTTGTCCAGTACCAGTGCTGAAGGTGTGGCTGGGCGTTCCAGCATCAGTCCCGGAACTTCGTTGAATTTGACCCCGCTGAGTGGTTGTCGGGCTTCGCCTGTGTCTGCATACATGCTGTGAACTGCAATGCCAATGTTGCTGGCTCCAATGCGTTGTCCCAAGGCACTGCGAACTGGAATTTTGTATTCTATAGTATTGGGACGGAACACATAGTTTCCGGCTTCCACAGGCGGCGTGTCTGTGTACAGCAAGTCGCCTTTGACATAACCACGGAAGTTGGGCGGCAAACTGGCTTCTAGTGCAGGCCACAGTGTGGCATACAACTGTATCAGGCCTGAGCGTTCGCCAGATCGTCGATTCTGAATGTCTGCCATCATGCGCGGGCTGGTAGCAAGACCGTCGTAGCTCTTGGCTTCAAATCCTGATCCGTCTGTGAGCACAAACTCACCTGTGGCGGGTTTGCGGCCCCAGATCACAGCAGGTTTGCCGTCCCACTTGGCAGTGACTGTGCTGGGCTGTTCAGTGGCCTGTTGTGCAATGGTCAGTGCTTGGCTAATGCCAGCTGCGCCGTTTCTGAACACCAGGTCTTCCAGGTGCTCGATGCCCTTGGCTCTGCCGCCAACACCAGCCGCTTCAGCTTCGTACAGTTGATACGGGTTTGCTGAGCCAGCTTCGATCAAGGGCGCCATGCCTTGATTCACAATGCGATCACGCAGTCGGGACAAAAAGTTCACATCACTTTCGGCCACTGTGCTGGGCTCTTTGACACCTTCTCTGGCCAGGTATTCTCTAAAGTCTTTGAGTTTGGCGTCACGATCAGGGTGATTGGCCAAGGCTGTGTAGATGCTTTCAACGTTTTTCAAGTTGCCACGCTTCATGCCCTGTCCCAGCAGCATTTCAGCAGCACGATCTGGATCCATGGTGATCACACTGTCTGTGGTACGACTGGTAATGCCCTTGGCACTGGCTTTGAGTCCTTGAGACTTGGCAATGGAGCTCATCAGCACATTTCTAAACATGCCCTTGTACTGGGAGTCTGTGCCGCCAGCCAAGAAAAAAGAACCCCAGTCGATGTTGGGCATGAACATGAAATCTGTTTGCACAAATCCATTGTTGGCATCGCCCAATATGGGCGTTTTGAAATGCACTGCTTCGCCACTGAGACGCACAAAATCTCGGGGATCTTGCTTTTGTCCAGACACATAACTGTCCAGGTGTGCCTTGAGTTCAGGCTTGGTAGTGTCTGACAACTCCACTGCTAGATCAAGATCGCCCGAGTCGTCTTTTTTGCCGGTGCTGCCCAGCCATTTCACGGGGTAGTTTGTGCCTGGGTCATTGACACCGTGCAAATCCAGCCCTGTTACAGATTCCAACCATTTGATGGTGCCGGCAATTTCGCCCTGTTTGATACGACGAGTGAGCGGTACGCCCATTTTGTCTTTGAATACGTTGCCGCCTTCGAAAATGTTCATGTTATGAGTCTGAATGTGTTCTTTTTACTGACCTAGAAAATTTGCCAGTGTCTTTGGTGCGAATTGCGTTCAGCAATTTGCGTGTGAGATTTTCTGCTTGATCTGCTGTGTACTCATCTTCTATTTGTTGGATCAGCCTGATGGCAGACTCAATTACTGTAGTAGCTCGATTTTCGATCAGCAATTTGCGATCACGTTCGACATATAACGAGTCCAATTCTTCCAGCAAGCTGCGGGTCTTTTTTTGCATTGTTTTCTATGACCTTTGTATTATTTAGCGAAATAGGGCAGGGAATAAATATCTAATACTCCACAAGGATCTCTTATGACCAGTCAAATCAATCCCAACAACATCGACGGGACCTACCCAGTAGCCGGTGTGCCCAACAACACACAAGGCATGCGTGACAATTTTACTAATACTAGAACAAATTTTCAATATGCATCGGATGAAATAACCGAGCTTCAGAACAAATCAGTGCTGAAAGCAGCCATCACAGGAACCACTCTCGACAACAACATGAACAATCAAGAGATTTATGCTGTGCAGTTACGAGACGTAAGCTATGCATATTCAGCTCTGACTGCCACTGCAGGATCTGTTACTGTGGACTACAGTGCTGCTCAGTATCAACAAATAAACACCAGCGGTTCAGTCAGCTTGAACTTTACCAATTGGCCCACAGCAGGCACTGCAGGTGCAGTTGTGGTAGCTGTGACCGTGACCAGCACTGCTCATACTTTAACCCTGCCAGTGGCCGTCAGTTTGGGCACTACAGGATTGCAAGGTTATGCATCAAATGTAATTACGTTTGCTGCCACAGGAACATATCAATTTGAATTCTCTACTGTAGACGCCGGGACTACCATAACTGTTTATGATCTAAATCGTCCATTGCTCGGTAGTACAGAATCTGCCATTGGGTACAGTACTGGAACTGGCGGGACGGTTGCACAGGCTACTAACAAATCCACAGGAGTTACGTTAAACAAACGTTGCGGCCAAATTACCATGCAAAACACCAATTTGGCTGCTGCAACTATAGTGAATTTTGTATTGACCAACAGCACCATTGGTGCAAATGACTTGTTGTTGTTGCAACACCAAAGCGGTGGTACACTGGGGTCATACACTCTCAATGCTGCATGTGCAGCCGGTAGTGCTACCATTTATGTTAGAAACAACACTGCTGGTACACTAGGCGAAGCCCTGGTCATACGCTATGCTGTGATCAACGGGTCAGTAACTTAACCAAGGTGCCGGACCATTAAGCGAAGCATTGGTACTGAACTTTGTTGTGATTAAAAGTGCAATTGCTTAACCTGATTTGATCTTGCCCAACAACTGTTTGAGTTTGGCGCTCTGTACATCAGCAGTTACCTTAGAAGTATCATCTGAATGAACCATTGGTTTGTCCCAGGCATGTGTGCCAGTGGGTTTTTCCCATTTAGTTGGTGCATTTTCTGTTGCCACCGTTGACTTAGCTTTGATGGAATCCATCAAGTTGGAACTGGGTTTTCGGGCAAACCCTCCGCTGGCATCACCATCCTCGCCACCTTCGTCAGTGATGCGCATGGTTTCAATGTTGTACTCAAGATCAATCTTTTGTCCCACACCTGTTGAACTACGACTCTTCATACATTGTATTTGATATTTGCCGCGCTCTTTCATAGCACGACTTGTAAAGATACCAAACACATTGTCTGCTGTGTTGATCTTGGAAATACCACCACTAATGTGACTGTGATCAAATTCAATTTCTTCAACTGCGCTACGGTTCAACTGACTTGCAGTTACCATTAACACACCCAGCTCTTTGGCCAAGTTACGCAGTTCTTCACTCACATACTTGTCTTTCACAAACAAGTCATTGGGGCTGACCTTTGCACTCACGGGCATCAACAAGTCCAGGTAGTCAATCATCAAAAAGTCCACTTGGATACCTGTTTGAATCTGCACTTCTTTGACATAGCTTCGAATGTCGTTGATGTTGCTTTGTGCTGGCAAGGCTTTGACCCGATATTGGCCAGCTTTTTTGCCTGCTATCTTGACCTTGAGCTCTGCTGAATCAATGTCCTTGCGAATGTCCTTGGTGCTCATGCTGGTCAGCATGGCATCAGTTCGTAGGCTGGTTAGTTCTTCACTCAATTCAAGACTGATATACACACCACTGAGTCCTTGTTGCAACCAGTTCAGCGCAATGTTCATCATGACCAGACTCTTGCCTGATCCTGATCCACCTGCAAAGATGTTGAGTTCGCCTCGACTGAATCCACCATACAACAATCGATCCATCTGTGGCCATCCTGTGCTAACTTGTCCACCTGAATTGAAATACTTGTTGATACGACCTGCAGGATCAGCAAAGTAGTCTGTGCCCATATCCTTGGTCAAGCTGATCTGCACAGCATCCTTGATCAGTTTTTCCACTGGATCAAACTCGCCCTTTTCCAGCAAGTCTGCTGCTTTCAAGATAGCACGTTCCAGTTCTTGACGCTTGGTAAAGCTCTCAAACTCTGCCATGAACCACTCGTTGTGTCCTTCATTGAGTTCAGGCACAGACTGCAATGTGATACCACATGCCGCAGATATCTGTGCGCGGTCTGGCAGAGTTTTGTACTTGTCTGAGTGTTCTTTAATAAACTCTGCTGCTTTGCGCAAACTGCGATCAAAGTTTTCTGGATTGTAGATGTTCTGAACACGCACATACGAGCTGGCGTCTTCCAGCATCATTTCCAGAAACAATCGTTGTACTTCAGTGTTGTATTCTTTTAACAAGGGCTTTCTTTCTTAATTCAATTTTGATTCTGCTGGTTTCTCGTGCCTGCATAATAGTTAGCAAGGTACCAAGTCGACCGTATTTCTTCACAGCATCATTGACGTCTTTGCAATCTTCCCAGGCAGGTATGCTCACTGCCCATCCCAGTTCCACTGCTCTGTCAATCAGTTCCAGTCCTGCACGATCTTGATCCGGCACCACAGTAACTTCTCGTCCAATGCCACGAATCAGTTTGGCTTGTGCATCACTAATTTCATTGTGTAGTAACGCAACACCACCAATGCTGAGTGCATCAAATATGCCTTCCATGACCAACACATGCTGCCAATTGGGCGGTTGCAAATCTATGCCAAACACATAGCCAGGTTGTTGTTCGCTGATAAACTTGGGTCTTTTGCCGTCAAGAAATCTAGCTGTGTAGC